AGGAGCGAGGCGAGTCAACTTCGTTGGCGAGTATCGGTAAAGACAAGTCTGACCTACAGTTCTCAGAATTCTCCAAAATTTTTTTAGGGCAGCAAGTATTCCCTCATCATCAGGACTGGGTGGATCTGCTAGAGGCTAGGGAGCCTTCTTGGTTACACCCCTCTATGATCTACGAGCCAGCCGAACGTCACCGTCTGTTGGTGAACGTTCCTCCTGAGCATGCCAAGTCCACCGTCATTACGGTGAACTACTCGACCTACCGTATCGCCCTTGATCCCAACATTCGAATCATCGTAGTTTCGAAGACCTTAGTCAAGGCACGAGAATTCGTGTACGCAATCAAGCAACGCTTGTCACACCCTAGATGGCTCAAGATGCAGAACGCATACGGACCTGAGGGTGGCTGGAAACAAGACGCAGATACTTGGCGAACTGACACGGTATATCTTGGGGGCGATGCGCGTAACTCCAGTGAAAAGGATCCTACGATCCAAGCACTCGGTATGGGTGGTCAGATCTATGGAGCACGTGCGGATCTGATCATCCTCGATGACTGTATTACTACAGCCAATGCCCATGAGTGGGAGAAGCAGATCAACTGGCTTCAAAAAGAAGTTATCACCCGTCTAGGTAAGAACGGTAAGCTACTAGTCGTATGGACACGAATTGCGGCGAACGACCTATATAAAGAACTTCGTAATCCCAAGCATTGGTCTGGCGGTAAAAGCCCTTTTACTTACATGGGTATGCCAGCAGTACTTGAGTTCGCAGAGAAAAAAGAAGATTGGGTTACGCTCTGGAAAGAGTCAGATTCTCCATGGGACGGCGATGATGACATCCCGCCCAACAAAGACGGCTACTATCCCAAGTGGGATGGAGAAGCGCTCTTTAAGCGCCGTGCCGAGGTTACTCCTTCTACATGGGCTCTTGTCTACCAACAAGAAGACATCCAAGAGGATTCAGTATTTCCGCCAAGCTTGGTACAGGGATCAGTCAACGGGGCTCGAAGAGTCGGACCTCTAAAGCCCGGAGCAATGGGACACCCCAAAGCTGTAGATGGTTACACCATCGTAGGTATGGACCCAGCTATTGCTGGTAAGACTGCGCTAGTCGCATTGACCTACAACAAAGCGGATGGAAAGATTTATGTTCTCGATTGCCTCAACATGGCTGAAGGTAACTACCAAAAGATCAGGGCAGCTATTGAAGCTTATACTGAACGGTACAAGCCCCAAGAAGTACGTATTGAAATTAACGCCTTTCAGAAAGCCTTTGAGCTCGATGAAGACCTACGGAACTGGCTTGCAGGGCGAGGAGTTAGATTCAACTCCCACTTCACAGGCAAGAACAAATGGGACACAGGATTCGGTGTTGCCAGTATGTCAGCATTGTTCGGATCGCTTAGGGATGGGGTCCATCAAGATAACAACCTTCTGGAACTTCCTTCGTCGGATGGATCAGAGGGCATCAAGGCTCTAGTACAACAGCTTATTACATGGAAGCCAGACACTAAAGGTCCTACGGACTGCGTCATGGCTATGTGGTTTGCGGTCATCCGTGCCCGTGAAATGATTCAAAAGAATACCAATGTGACTCCATACCTTACAAACAGGTGGGCTACTAAGTCACAGATGGAATCAAGATACTCAATCAATCTCGACGATGCTTTTGCAGAGCAGTGGTCAGATCAATTCGGATAGGAAAAATTATGGGAAGCAAAGTTACACCAGTAAGCGTTGCTGAAGATATTGGCAAAGGTCTTGTAGGCGCAGCAAAAAAGATGGTAAACATCGGCGGTCAGTTAGCTCAAGGCACTGGCATTGCAGCTGAAATGGCTGGCAAGTTTATTACAGATCACACCGGCGGAAGCCCAATGCGTAACCCTCTGTATAAAGAATCAGCACCATTGTCTCAAAAAGGATCACTTGGTGGTTCTCATGCCCGTCCTGATTATACCTCTCATAAGAAGTAACTAACTTTAAGGACTAATAAGTGTTAACTATTCCACAAGTTGTCTCACGTGTACAGGCATTGCGTTACCGCAATACCTCCCGTGACATGCGTAATGGTGACGTCCAGATGGTACGTCAGGGTAAGATCTCACAGGTCTACCCTAACTTCTTCCCAGACGGTATTGACCAAAACGTAGTCGCCAACTTCATTGACGTTGTCGCACGCGACCTTGCGGAAATGATTGCACCACTGCCAGCTATCAATTGCTCGGCTGTTAACCAAACTTCAGACCGTGCCCGTACGTTTGCAGATAAGCGTACCCGCATTGCTGCCAACTACTTCCGTCATTCAGAGATGGAAGTTAACATGTTCAATGGTGCGGACATGTTTGTTACATATGGATTCCTCCCTTTCATTATTGAACTGGACGAGGAAGCAAAGCTGCCACGCATACGCCTAGAAAATCCAGTCGGAGCTTATCCGGAATTTGATCGCTACGGACGTTGCATAGCCTTTGTCAAGCGTTACTCAATGACGCTAGGAGAACTGGTCGCACAGTTCCCTGATTACGAACGCCAGATCCTTGGACCTGAGGGGTACAAGCAAGACCTTAATGGCATGATCGAAATGATCCGCTATTACGACAAAGATCAAAGCGTTATTTACTTACCATCTCGTACGAACTTTGTACTCAGCCAAGCACCTAACCCACTGGGTAAGATGATGGTTGTCATTGCAAAGCGTCCAAGCCCAGATGGTGAGCTACGTGGGCAGTTCGATGATGTGCTAGGCATTCAGTTGCTGCGCAACCGATTTGCTCTGATGGCTATGGAAGCCGCAGAGAAGTCCGTTCAAGCACCAATCGTTCTACCTAACGATGTACAAGAATTGCAGCTTGGTGGAGATGCGGTTATCCGTACAGCCAACCCAGCCGGCGTACGCCGTGTTGCTTTGGAAATCCCACAGGGTGCATTCAATGAACAACAAATCCTTAATGATGAATTACGTGTAGGTGCTCGTTACCCAGAATCACGTACAGGAAACATGAAGGCTTCTATCGTAACTGGTGCCGGAGTTGAAGCCCTTATGGGCGCCTTCGACAGCCAAATCAAATCTGCACAAGCGATCTTTACAACAGCGTTACGGGACGTTATTTCGCTTTGCTTCGAAGTAGATGAGAAGATATACAATGTCGAGAAAACTATTCGTGGTACCGATGCAGGTTCTCCTTATGCCATCACCTATACGCCATCGAAGGATATTAAGGGTGATTACTCGGCGGACGTGCGCTACGGCATGTTGGCTGGTCTCAACCCGGCGCAAGGCTTAATCTTCATGCTTCAAGCCCTTGGCGGAAAACTAATCTCCAAGGACATGGCAATGAGAGAAATGCCTTTCAATGTCAACGTAACATTAGAACAAGAAAAGATTGAAACCGAAGACCTACGCTCATCTTTGATGGGTGCTCTTCAGGCTTACACACAAGCCATTCCACAAATGGCAGCACAGGGACAAGATCCATCAGAGATTATCCGAAGAGTCGCTCAAGTTATTAAAGAGCGTCAACGTGGAAAAGTACTTGAAGATATTATTCAAGACGTTTTCACACCTGAGAATCCTCCTGCTGGGGCTCAACAACAGGTTGAGCAACCCGTCCCCTCTGCTCCCGGAGCTCCAGTAGGAGGCGCTCCTTCACCTATGGGTGAGGAACAAGGCGGTCCTATCGGACAAGGCACTGAAGAAGGTCCACCATTTCGCGGACCCGGTGTAGAAACACAACGTCCAGAATTACAAAGTATTTTAGCAAGCCTTAATGCGTCAGGAAAAGCAAGCGGTAGCGTAAGAACTATTGCACGTCGAACAGTCGGATAGGAGTAATCATGGCAACCCCAAGAAAAAGAACAGTAAAGCCAAGAACGGTTGCCGATGAATCTTATAGCCCGCTTGAGATGTATTGCATTTGGCTACATGAATACAAGAAAGCTTTGCGTAAAGCAGGCTTTACTAACGATGATGCACTGTGGCTTGTTGCCACAAAAGAATCTTTCCCTGATTGGGTGAGCTACAAAGCTCCTACTGAAAAAGACATTCAGAATTTATTAGATGAGGATGAGGACTAATGGCAGGACAACAGGGCGGTTATCGTCAGCCAAACAATCCAGCTCCAGTATCTGGACCGGGTGCTCTCTCACAACGTACCGATGGTGGCGCCGTAGACGGCATGCAACCAGCACAGACACAGGCTCCTAAGTACATGCCGGGTCTTGGCTACGGTAAAGGCGGAGAGAATATGGCTAACCAACAATCTGCACCGTTAGCTGGCTCACCTACACCACAAATGCCTGCACCTACAATGCCTGCAGTTCCACTATCTGCGCCAACTATGCGCCCTAATGAACCTATTACTGCTGGTGTTGACTTTGGTCCGGGTCCGGGATCAGAAGCAATTCAGATTCCTAATCAAGCAATGTCACCTAGCCATACAATTAAACGTATTGCACAAGCGGATCCTAGTGGAGAGTCTGAGCTTCTTTACAGAGCGTTACTTGACAGAGGTCTTTAATGTCATTTAATCAACCGCTACCCGGAGCGAATGGGTTAAACCCACAAGTTGCTCTGGAGAACCCTTCAATTTATGTAGCTGCTAGTACGATTCCTTTGAATAATCAGCTAGCTAACCATGTTTACCAGATTTCTGCTGTCGTTTCTCGAAACGCACAGTTGAT